AGTGATCGCGGCCATCTGCCCGACGTCCTGCTCGACGGCTGACAGGTAGCCGCCTAGCGTGCTCTCGGGGATCGCGCCGAACCGGCCGGCCGGGTTCTCGTTCGTCAGCAGCCGATTGACCCCGATGTCATAGGGGCGAACGGCTTTGGTGGTCTGCTGGCCGTCCTCGGTGGTCATGATCTCGCGGGCCATCTTCACGCCCGACGCCCACACTTGCCGAAACGCGCCGTAGTCGGTCGCGACGAGCCGGGCGAAGATCGTCGTATTGATCCGGTCCTGAATCGGCAGGCACGGGGTCAGCTCCGAGCGCGGCCATCCGAACGTGCGCGGCTGCGGCACGACCTCGATCAGCCCGACCTCGCCCGCCGGGTTCGGGTCGACGTCGATCGCGCCGCCGGGGTGCCATGTCACGATCTCGTCGGGCAGGATCAGCACCTCGGTATGGGTCACGCCGTGATCTTCGCTGAACCGCTTGTATCCGGCCTGGCGGCGTCGCCGGTTGCCGGGCTCGTAGAGCACGGTCGCCTCAAGCGGGCTCTCGGCGGTGATCGACACGCCGGTCGGGTTGTCGTCGTCGGGCTGCACGAGCACGAGCCCGGAGGAGGTCACGAGGGCGTCTTTTTGCACGAGCTTGGAATCGGCGTCCATCGCGCTCGCCTGCCAGATCGCCCAGGCGTCGAGACTGCCCGAGCCCGCGAACCGGAACCCCGTCACGGCGAGCCGGTCGGCTACGGCGTTCACGATCAGCTCGCACCAGTTCGCCCCGGCCTCGGCCAAGAACTTGCGGAAGGTGCGCCGCTCGTCGGTGTCGATCAGCGCGGGGATGTCCTCTTCGCCGTCGTAGTACATCTGAAACCGCATCGCGCGGGCGGCCTGCTGGTCGAGTCGCACGCTGGCGGCTTGCCGAATCGCGGTCAGCTCGCGCAGCTCGTCGTCAAGGATGGTCACGGTCACTCCTCAGAACCCGGCGGCTAGATAGTCGTCGTCCTCGGCGGGGGCGGTGTGCAAGATGGCGCGCTCCAGCGCCATGACCCCGGCGACGATTGAGTCGATCTTGTCGGCTGACCTGGCCTTGTCGGGCTTGAGGTTCCCGGCGGGGTCGGTGCGGACGATCAGGTTCCCGGCCTGCCAGCGGATCAGCGGGTTACCGTCGTGCCGATAGCGCCCGGAGGCGACGAGCCGCAAGAACTCCTTGGTCGGCCCGGACATCGACGCGAACCCCTGGCCCATCTGGATCAGCGGGAACCCCTCCTCGATCAGCTCGCTAGACATCTGGGTCGCGCCCCAGCGGTCGAACGCGATCTCGCGTAGGTCGTACGTCTCGGCGTCGGCGCGCAGCGCGACCTTGATCGCCTCATAGTCGATCACATTTCCGCTGGTGACAATCAGCACCGACACGGGCGGCAGCTCGGCGAGCAGCTCGTCCACGTCGGCATGATCCCCGAGGCTCTGCGCCGCCCAGACCGACATCTTGCCCCCGGTGCGGCGGTCGAGCACGGGCACCGCGGATTCGGGCGCGAACACTCGCCAGATCACGTCGTGCCCGCCCTGGCGGTCGGGGAAGTCGAGCGCGTAGCTGGCGAGGTCGATCGTGCTCGCGAGGTCGAGCCCCGCGTAACACTCGCGCCCGGCCAGCTCGAGGTGAGCGGGCGCAGCGTCCCACGCGGTGAGGTCGACGGCCTTGCCGGCCTGCGGCGTCTGCTGGTTGAGCCGGTACTGGCGGAACGCTCGTTCCTCGACGGGGTTCGCGATCGCCTTCGCGCACTCGGCGCGCAGAATGCGCGGGTCGAGATAGTCGCCGAGGCCGGGATTGGCCAGCTTCCACGTCGACTCTTGCGTCCAGTCGGCGTCGCGCGGCGCGGCGTGCAAGACGACGAGCCGGGCGTGATCCAGCTCGGGGTCTTCGGCGACGCGCTCGGACCATGCCCGCTCGGCCGCTGCGAACCCGCCGGGGTTGTTGTCGGCGGTCGTGGCGAGCACGAGCAACGGCTGCGCCCGCGTCCCGAACCCGGTCCGAAGGGCGTCGTACAGCTCGCGATTCGGCTGGGTCAATAGCTCGTCAATGTAGGCGCCGTGCGGCGACGGACCGAGCGCGCCCATCGCGTCCCCGGCGGTGACCGCGAAAAACGAGGCGGTCGTCGCGTCGGTGATCCGGCGGGCGGCGTTGCCGACGTTGAGCCGCCGGGCGAGCACGGGCGAGAGCACGACCATCCGCGCGGCGACCCGATAGGCGAGCGCGGCCTGGTCCTTGTCGAGCGCGAGCCCGTAGACCTCGGCGGCTTGCTCGTCGTCGCCGACCAGCAGATACAGCATGATCCCGGCGATGATCTCGGTCTTGCCGTTCTTGCGGCCCGTCGACAGGTACAGCTCGCGATACCGGCGAACGTAGCGGCCCCAGCCGGGGTCGTACTCGACGGTGCCGAACAGCGGCGCGAGTATCTCGCGCACCTCCCATTCGGCGGGCACGAACGGGCGGCGAGCCCAGTCGCCCTTGGTGTGGACGAGCAGCTCGCGGAAAAAAGCGATCACGTGCGCGACGCGCGGGGCGCACAGGTGCTCGCCGCGACGTCTGCACACCTGCCCGTCGAAGGTCCGGCCGCAGGTGGGGAAGCGCCGCCGGTCGACGCGGCTCGTCATGACGTCATGATGCCCGACCCCCGATTTGCCCGCCAGCGCGAGCGCAGACCGGGGACAGCGCCGCCGTGCGGGGGAGCTGCTTGTGCTCGCACGTGACGAGCTGCGCGACGCTTAGCGTCCGTCTGAGCGCGTCGGCGAGCGAGCAAGCGCGCCGGTCCCCGTCGACGTCGGGGGAAGGGACCACCAAGTCTCTAGCCCGGCTGACGAGCGGAGACCGGCCCGTCTCGAAATAATAGCGGAATACCGCCCGTGATCGGGCATCACTGCCCGTGATCGCCTGTTGTACTGAGTGAGGGGCGCAGAGAGCGCCCCCGGGGCGAGAGCCCCAAGCGAAGGGACCACCGAAGATGACCACCAACGACACCACCACCACCGACACCACCGCTACCGTGATCGACATGACCGATCGCATCGTGTCGGGCGAATCGACGCTCGCCGAGGAGGTCGCGAACCTGCCCGCCGCCGACGCGCCCGCCGAGGGTGCCAAGCCGCGCAAGTCGCGCAGTCGCGCCCGCCAGGCCAAGGACGTCGCCGCCAGCCCGGTAGGCGACGCTGAGTTTCTCGCCAAGGCCGCAGCCGCCGCGACCCCGCCCGCCGAGGGCACGCCCGTCGACCAGGTTGCGACCCCGACCGAGGAAGTCGTGCCGCCGAAGCCCGCGCGCACGCCCGCCGTCCGCGTCGAGCGCGCGACGACCGAGCACGGCGCACCGCCCGCCGGTTATCTCGTGCTCAAGGCCACGCCGAGTTTCGACCAGTTCCGCAAGGCCGACGCGACCGCCGAGGGTCCCGACTGGCTGACCCGCTGCAACGCGCACGGCGAGACGACGAGCGCCGACAACCGCAAGGCCGGCCGCACGCTCGGGTCAGCCGCAGCTCGCGCGTCGTGGTGCTCGGGCTGCAAGGCCGACGCCCGCAAGGCCAAGGCCGACGCCGCCAAGGCTGAGCGCGCCGCCGCCAAGAACACGCCCGCGACCGCAGACGCGAGCGCGCCCGCAGACGCGACCGCCGACGCCGACAAGGCCGACGCTGCCGCAGACGCGAGCGCCGAGCACGACGCCGCCGCCAAGAGCGAGTAAGCGCGCAGCTCGCGCAGCCTCGACCCCGAGAGCCCCCGCCGACCGCGGGGGCTTTCGCGTCTCTGCTGTTCGACAGATTAGCCCAGGTCAGCCGCGTTTTTCGGCATAAACCCGGGTGGCGAACCCGCTGTAATAAGTAGAGGGGCAGCGACAAGCCCCCGCCGAAGGGACCACCGCAATGACACGTTTCGCCGACACTCACACCCGCCTCACCGACGACGTGCGCGTCCGTCAGATCGCCGACTTTGAGGCCAAGAGGATTGAGCGCCAGTTCGCCCCCCTCAAGGCTCGCGCCGCCGCGAACGCCGCCGCCTTCAGCGCCAAGCGCACGTTTGCTCTCGCATGAACGCCCCCGTCGACCCCCGCCGCCGCGCCGTCCGTATCGCGCTTGAGCGTCAGTTCGGGCGAGCGATCACGATCACGCCAGCCATGATCGACGCCGTGCTCGCCGAGCTAGACGACGAGAGCGACGACGAGTAGCCCCCGACCCCAAGCGAGCCCCCGCCCAGCGCGGGGGCTTTCGCGTGTCTGGGGAGGACCGGGGCGGGAGCCGACCCCGCTAACCGAGGAGCGCTAGCGGACGTGCTCGTCACAAGCCGCACCCTCGAAACCACCCTCGCCGCTTGTGCTCGGCGGGGAATGCGCCGGTCCGATCCTCCGAGGTCGAGCCTAGAGCAGCCCCAGCTCGCGCGCTCGTCGCACCGCCTCGTCGCGCGATCGCGCGCCCAGCTTGCGGTAAATCGACGTGACCTGGCTGCGCACCGTCGACTGCGCGACGAACAGCTCGACGGCGATCTGCGGTTGGGTCCGGTGCGTGGCCAGCAGGGCGAGCACCCTCAGCTCGGCGTCGGTCAAGGCTGGGGCGACCACCCAGCCGCCATCAGGTCGTCGGCGATCGTCCCGGCCAGCGCGGCGGCGGGCGGTCCCGTCTGGGTCCGCTCGGGCGGGCTGCCTGTCGTCGTCGCGCTCGGCTCGGGGCCGGTGAAGTAGACCCACACGGACGAGCCCGCCTTGCGCTCGACGGCGAGCAGCTCGCCGAACGAGCCGGGGATCATCGGCTCGCTGCGCCACGTGCGGCGCGTCTGCGCGGCGAGCCACGCGACGAGCGCCGACGTCGAGCACGCGGGGCCGGTCGCGGTGACGTTGACGACCTGGCCGTCGCTGCCGGTCGGGCTGTACCAGGCGCAGCCGAGCGTCGTCGTCGCGGCGGGGTGCGGCGTGCTCGTGCTCGGCGAGCTGGTCGGCGCGGGGCGCGTCGACGTCGACGCGGGCGAGGCGCACGCGGCGAGCGCGATCACGAGCGCGAGTGTGGCGGCGGTTGACAAAACTAGACGAACGTTGACAGCGCGGGGCCGGGCCAGTCGCGGCACGCCCGGCCTCGCTCGCGGTGGGCGGGGGAACAGGGTCCGGTTACGGTTTCCGGCACCGGCCAGCACGAGCCCGCCGCGAGCGGTGGCTGATCTTCCCATCCCTAAGCGTCCCCCCTGGTGGGAGTCTCGGCGATCAGGACGACAGTAGCCGCTCAGCGGACAGCCCGTGGTGGTCTATCTCAACCTTGAGCGGCTGCCGCGCGGCGGGGGTGAACCCGAACTCTCGCGCCCACATCCGCACGGCTGCGCTCGCGTCGCGGAGCTGGCTCACGGCGGGGTTCTTGTGGGCGTTGCCGTCGCGGCCGATCAGCAGCGGCCCGGCTCGGGTGACCAGCTCGGCGAGCGTCTCCATCAGCGCGACGGCTTCGCAGTACGCGGCGAGCCCCATCGCGTCGACTGCCTTCGCGGTGCCCATCGCGGTCAGGTCGGGGATGATCCGCTCCCATTCGGCGGCGGCTTTGACGGAGAGCCACGCGGGACGTTCGGGGGGCCGGTCGCGCGGCTTCGGCTCGGCCTGGTTGATCCGGTACGGGCGATCGCCCTTGAGGACGCGCAGGCTCGTCGGGCTCGGGGCCGGCCCCCGGCGCCCCACGATCAGCCTCTCGTCGCGAACGCGCCGACGAGCTGCCACTGATGCCAGCGGAACAGCACCTCGGGCGACGCCCACCCGGCGGCGCGTATCTGGCTGGCCAGCTCGCGCGGGGTCGCGGGGATCAGCACGCCGCGCAGCGCGCGGGCCTTGGCCCTGATCGCGTTGTCGGCGACGCCGTGCGCGGCCTTCCAGTCGTGCGAGCAGTCGATCGCGATCTCGGCCCAGCGCACGTCGGCGGGCCGGATCTTTTCGGCGACGATCAGCGCGCCGCCGGGCGCGGCGTGCTCGCGTGCCAGCTTGAGCGTCTGCACCCGGTCGGCGGGGTCGGGCAAGAACTGGAGCACGAACAGCGCCAGCGTGAGGTCGGCGGGGGTGTGCTGATACGGGCCTTTCTCGACTCGTATCGCGTGGGTGAGGCACTTGTGCCCGCCGAGGTCGGGCACGGCGCGCATCGACGCTTCGGCGAGTTTCAGCATCGGCTCCGACTCGTCGTAGAGGTCGAAGCGGATCGACCGCTCGGGGTGCCGCGCGGCGATCTGGCAGCACGTGATGCCCGTCGCCGCGCCGATGTCGGCGACGTGACCCCCGGCGGGCACGAGCCAGTCGGACGCCTCGGCGACCGTCGACTGTATGACGTCGTAGAACGGCACCGAGGCGCGCACGTGCTCGGGGAAGACCTCGGCGACCTGCTCGGTGAACTGCCAGCCGCCGGGGCCGAACGCTTCGGCGACGTCGCCCTGATTCACGCGGCCTCCCGCAGCGGGTCGAGTATGCGATCGCGCACCGCCGACGCGATCGCGGCCATCATCACGGGCGGGACGGCGCGGCCGATCCGCTCCCAGCGCTGATCGTAGCTCCCGGTCAGCTCGAAATCAGGAGGGAACCCGGCCAGCGCCCGCAGCTCGCCGAGCGTGAGACGTCGACACTCGTGCTCGCGCTCGCGGCGCGCTCGGTGGGCCGGTATCCCGGCGTGAAGATCGCGGCCCGTCTCGGGGTCGTGGTCGGTGCCGGGCGGCGCGAGCACCGCCAGCTCAGAATGAGACGTGTAAGACGTCTGAATGGTGGGACAGGGCCGGGTCCGGTCGGCGATGCCCCACCGCCACACGAGCCCGCCGTAATCGGGGCCGAGGGCGTCGCCGATCGTGCGGCGCACGGGCTGCGGAGCGGGGTAGGCGGGCGCGACGGCCAGGTCGTCGCGCACGCCGACGAAGATGATCCGGCGGCGCTCTTGCGCAGCGCCGAGCCAGCTCGCGTCGAGCAGCCGCGCCTCGACGCGGTATCCGGCGTCGCGCAGCCTGGCCAAGATCAGCTTGAAATAGCCCTTGGACACGCCGCGCACGAGCCCGGAGACGTTCTCCGCAATGAGCACCTTGGGGCGCAGCCCCTCGGCGATCCTGGCGTACTCGAAAAACAGGTCGTCCACGCGCTGGCTCGTGCCCGAGTAGGCGACCGTCTCGCCCCAGCCCGCCGATAGGTTGCCTTGCGTGCTGAACCCGGCGCACGGCGGCGAGCCGTCGAGCACGTCAACCTCGGGCAGCTCGTCGGGCTTCACCTCGCGGATGTCTCGCGTGTCGAGCACGGTCGCGGGGCTGGCGTTCGCGCGATAGCTCGCGGCTGCCGCGGGGACGAACTCACTCGCCCACACGACGTCGAATCCGGCGAGCCGGTAGCCCGCCGAGCTGCCCCCGGTGCCGCTGAACGTCGACGCGACCGTGTAGCCGCTCGGCTCGATTGACGCGATGCTGGCCATCGTGGGCAGCTCGTAGGGCGGGCGCGTCATGCGGCGCCCTGGCCTGGCCGCGCTGATCCCGACCACTCGTAGCCGCAGCGCGGGCATCGGTGCTGGGTCGGCAGGTCGTCGTCGTAGCCGGGGAACTGATCGGGCGGCGCGGGGTGGAGCTGCGCGACCAGCTCGGCGAAGCGGGCCTCGCCGAACCCGGTCGCGGCCAGGCCCAGCGGCGAGGCGCGTTGCTGCTCCAGCACGGCGACGAGCCGCTCGACGTCCCAGCGGGCCAGCTTCGCATACTCGTTATCGCCGACCATGATCGCCCGCGCGGTGTCGTCGTCGCAGTCGACCACGATCGCGGGGACCTCGCCGAGCCCGACCGTCTGCGCGGCGGTCCATCGGTGCTCGCCGATCAGTATGTGCCCGGTCGACTCGTGCACCACCACGACGCCGTAGAACCCGATGCCCTCGATTGACTCGGCGATCGCGTCGACGTCGCCCCGGTTCGGGTTGCTCGGGTGCGGC